TAAAAAATTATATGAAGATTCTAATGTGTTAAATAGAAATGCTAACGGTCAAACCAAAAGTGGAATGTATTCTTTATTTATTCCGATGGAATGGAATATGGAAGGATTTATAGATATTTATGGTAAGCCTGTTTTAAGAAAACCAAAAGAATCTGTATTAGGTGTAGATAAAGAAATGATAAGTAATGGAGCTATAGATTATTGGGAGGCTGAAGTTTTATCTCTTAAGAGTGACCCTGATGCTTTAAATGAATTTTATAGACAATTTCCTAGGAGTGAATCACACGCATTTAGAGATGAAAGTAAAGCATCTTTATTTAATTTAACTAAAATATACCAACAAATAGATTATAATGATTCTTTAATTCTTGACCATCATTTAACTCGTGGGTCATTTCATTGGAAGAATGGAGAAAAAGATACACAGGTAGTGTGGAGTCCTGATAAACGAGGTAGGTTTTTAGTAAGTTGGGTTCCTAAAAAAGAATTGCAAAATAAAGTTGTATTAAAGAGAGGATTAAAATATCCCGGCAATGAGCACTTAGGTTCATTTGGATGTGACTCCTATGATATATCAGGTACAGTGGGTGGTAAAGGCTCTAATGGTTCTTTACACGGGCTTACTAAGTTTAATATGGATGAAGCTCCAAGTACTGAGTTTTTTTTAGAATATATTGCTAGACCTCAAACTGCGGAAATATTTTTTGAAGAAGTATTAATGGCTTGTGTGT